GCTATTTTTATACCTAAAATGGCGTATAGACCACAAGGCAAAGATGAATTATATATTAGCTTTTTTGCAAGTGAATTACAAAATAATCAAGATATTTACACTGAATTTGTAAGTATTAATTATGAGTGTGAAGATCCAAAACGCACATTATATTTTCTTCAGGCTAATCCTTTTTGGCAAGAAGAATATGAATTAATTGTATCTAATGCCGGTTTTCAAAGATATTTAGTACCTGTAAGTGATTTAAAAGTAATTAACGATATTACAAATAGAAACTTAGACGCAAATATCCCTATTACAAATAGAAACCAAGAATCAGATTTAAAAATTGAGAATCCTGAGTGGAAGTATTCTAATATTGGTATAGTAGATGCTTTAGAAAGAATAGCAGATACTTTAGTGGAAATAAAAAACATAATTAAAAATAAATAAAATGGCACACAGCATATTAGTTATTGCAGAATCTGGATCTGGTAAATCAACTTCCATTAGGAATTTAGATCCAAAAGAAACAGTTATTATAAATATTGCAAATAAACCTTTACCATTTAAAGGTTGGAAAACTAAATATAAACCCTTAAACAAAGAAAACCCAGATGGAAATTTAGTAAGTGTATCTTCAGGTCCCGGAGTTTTAAAAACAATGACCTATGTAAATGAAAAAATGCCACACATTAAAAATTTAATTGTTGATGACTGGCAGTATATGTCAAGCTTTGAGTACTTTGATAAAGCTTCTGAAAAAGGATATGATAAATTCACTTCTATTGCTGCTAATTTAGCCGCAGTTGCAAAATTCCCTAAAGATTTAAGAGAAGACTTATATATATTTTTTCTAACTCATTGTGAAGAAAGTACTGATATCAATGGAAAAAGAAAAATTAAAGCTAAAACAGTGGGTAAAATGATTGATAATGCTCTTACTTTAGAGGGTTTATTTTCAATTGTTTTATACGGTAAAGTAATCAAACAAGAAGATGGTAGTTTGTCATATGTGTTTGCAACTAAAACAGATGGTGAAACAACATGCAAAACACCAATGGAAATGTTTGACGAGGAATTTATTCCTAATGATTTGGCATTCGTAAAAGAATGCATTAAAAAATATGAAAATTAACCTTTAAACCAAAAAAAATGCTAAGTACAAAAAATGTTTCATCAAACCGCGTAAGTCCAGTTTTATCACCTGGTAACTGTAAAGTTAAAATTAACAGTTTATCTTTTGAGGCAACTCCTTATGACAAAAACTCATTTAATATTATTTTAAATGTTGAAAGTGAACCTGTAAGCGGAGAATTTCAAGGATTTTTAGTTGATGCTAATAAGCCTGATGGTCCTCGTTATAAAGGCCAAGTTGGAAGAGTTAGAATAACTCCATATCCTTTTAAAGATGCTGTTTTAGACAGTGGTAGAAAAATTAATAAAGACCAAGAAATTTTAAAGTCTGTAGCTTTTCTTGCTGATGTGACAGGTAAAAGAAATGAAGTGGATGATATTAATGTTGATACAATTGAAGCTTTTATGGATAAATGTAAAAGTATTTTCAAGAATACAAATTATATCAACACTTGCATTGGTGGTCGTGAATGGGAAAATACTGAGGGTTATATTAATGTAGATTTACATTTACCTCGTATTTCTAAAACCGGCGTTCCAATGGAAAGTCTTAATGTTGAATCTAGCCGATTGATTACATTTAATTATGAAGAACACGTCAGAAAATTTGTAAAGAAAGAAGCAAGTGGAGTTTCTAGTTTTGAAGCGCCAGCTGTAAATTCTGGAGATGATTTTGAACTCTAAGATTTAACATTTTAAAATATAAAAGAGCAGGTTAATAGCCTGCTCTTTTTAATTTTATGTATACTACAAAAAATATTATTTTTGAAATAAATCAAGTACCAAGTTACTGGGCTTTTAAATACTATTTAAATTTAGAAGACGATCTTACAGGTCAATCTATAAAACTTAAATCTATTTGGAATCCTTTAGAAAAAACGCCAAGTTTTTGTATTTACGTAAATAGGAAAGAAAACCAATACTATTTTAAAGACTTTTCATCTGGAAAATATGGTGATAAGATTACATTAGTAATGGAAATGTTTAGCATTGATTATTCCGCGGCGTGTAATAAAATTATAAGTGATTACAATACTTTTGGTAAAAGTAACACTATTACAAACTATGAATTAAATTTTGACTCTAAATGGCAAGTAACAAATATAACTTTTAGAGATTGGAATACTAATGACGCAAAATATTGGCTTTCTTATAGAATTGGTAAAACTTTACTTGAAAAATATAATATAAAACCCGTGTTGAGTTTTGAAATTTGTAGAGATGCAAATACTAAATTAAGTATTCAAACTGAACATATTTATGCTTATTGCGATAATTCTGATGAAGTATATAAAATATATCAACCATTTAAGAAAAATAAATTTTTAAAGATCAAATCTTATACACAAGGTTTAGATCAACTGGAATATACACAACCTTATTTAGTCATTTGCTCTTCTTTAAAAGATGCAATATGTCTTAAAGGTTTTGGTTATAATTTAGATGTTATAGCTCCGGATAGTGAAAACACACTAATCAAAGCCTATATAATTGAAAATTTAAAACTCAAGTATAAAAAAATTATAACTCTTTTTGATAATGATAAAGCAGGTTTAAATGCTATTCAAAAATACAAAGATGTTTATAATATTGATGGTACTTTTCTTGAAATGAGTAAGGATATATCAGATTCTTTAAAAGAATTTGGATATGATAAAGTAAACCCTATTTTATTTAAAACTTTAAAAACTATACTATATACATAATGAAATTTTTTATACCGGGTAATGTGCCATCATCCAAAAATGGAAGGCGTTGGACAGGAAAATATTTCATTGCAAGTAAAGCAGTTGTTAATTACAGAAAGAATTCAAAAAAATATTACTTAGAATATGCAGAAAAATTTAAAGCTGAATTAGCAAAATTTGATTTACCTGTTGAAATTGGAATGACATTCATTAGAGGTAACAGACATAAGTTTGATTATATTAATCCTGCACAAACTGTTCAAGATGATATGGTCACTTATGGATGGATCACTGATGATAATTCAGATTTGATTAAACCTGTTTTTTTTGATTATGAATATAATAAAAATAAACCAGGTGTGATAATTGAAATAAATCCTAAAAGAAAATCTAAAAAAAAGTGATTGTTAATATAACTTATGAACAACTTTTAAGTTTAACTAGTATGTTAAATGCTGGCAATGATGATTTTGAAGTGGCAAAATCAAATATAGAAAATTTAAAACTTGACGTTTTAGTTCTTAATTTATTTTATAAAAATATTAAAGATATTAGGCGTAAAGTTGAATTTAGAAACGAGTTTAATCTTTTAAAAGAAGATTTGTCAATAAATAAAATTAATATAATTATTAGAATGAAAAATAAAGAATATAAAGATTTTGTTTTAAATGAATATTTTAGATATACTGTATTAAATATATACAAAGACAGTTTCAACTTTGTAAATAGAGATGGCGTTTTTGATTTTAAAATTTAAATTATGAAAAAAAATTTAATGGCTATTACAGATAAAATAGCTAAAATAGCCAAAAATTTAATTTTTGTAGAACCTTTTTATGGTCTATTTCTAATTGGACTTAATAAAAAATATAGAGATGATATACCAACGGCTGGCGTAAGTAAAAACGGAATTGGTGTAGATCTTTCAATAAATCCAACTTTTGTAGAAGGTTTACCTGATCTGCATATTCAAGGTTTATTGAAACATGAGTTATTGCATATTGCGTTTAATCATCTGATATTACGTGATATGTTTAAAGATAAAAATCTTTTTAATATTGCTGCTGATTTAGAAATAAATCAATATATTGATAAAGAACATTTACCTATAGGAGGTTTACTTTTATCTACTTTTCCGGAATTAAAACTTCCAATAAAAGCAGGTACAAAAGTTTATTATGATATTTTATCTAAAGCAAAAGAAAACGGAACTTCTGAAACTTTAAATAATATTTTATCTCAAATGGATGGAAATAGTAAATATGACCATCCAACTTGGGATGAATTCGATAATTTATCTGAGTCAGATAAAAAACTTATAACAAAACAAATTGAACATCAGTTAAAAGAAACTGCAGAAACAGTATCTAAAAGGCAAGGTTCAATTCCTGGTGAACTATCAGAACTTATAAATAGGATTAACACTATTGAACCACCAAAATTTGATTGGCGTGGTTATTTAAGAAGATTTGTTGGAAGTTCTGTTATTATTTATACAAAAAAACTAAGAAGAAAGTTTAATAAACGTTATATTGAAAATCCAGGATTAAAGATTAAACACAAAAATAATATTTTAGTTGGTATAGATACTTCTGGTTCTGTAAGTAGTTCTGAACTACAAGAGTTTGCTCAAGAATTAGTTCATATGCATAAGACAGGACATGTCATTACTATTGCGCAATGTGATACTTCTATAAACTCTGTAGAAGTTTTTAATCCAAAAAAAGATTTATCTGTTAAAGGAAGGGGTGGAACAGATTTCCAACCTGTTATTGATCTTTTTAATAATAGTAAATCTAAATAC